AACCTCTCCGAAGTCTCAAGCGATCGTCCTCGATGCTTGGGGGAAGAGGTGTTCAGCCCTCGATGTGATTAGGAAGCTCTTCCAAGTCAAGCGCCGCTTCAGCCCTCGCGTCTTCGGAATTGAGGACGTGGGGTACCAGAAGGTGTTGAAGACGTTCCTGAAGCAGGCAGCAAATGAAGCGGGTCTCTACTTCAACGTTGTTCCTCTCAAGCCCGGAGGAAAGGGTAAGCCGCACATCAGGGGACTTCAGCCCCTCATGGCTACCGGTAGGATGTACATTCATCCTACTCAGCACCTCCTTAGGAATGAGGCGGCTGATTATCCCCTTGGCGAGCACGATGATGTCCTTGACTCCCTTGCGCTTCACCAGCAGCTGTTCCGGGGGCAGATGTCTCAGGAGCGGTGGTCGAAGTACAAGGAGTCAGAGAAGAAGTTGCTCAACGTCCTATCGGGACGAGTGCGAGACCAAGGTGTCATCCTTGGATTGAATGGGCAGGTCCTCAACCCAAAGAAGGGAGTACTCGACTACGATGAGGACGATCCCGCTTTTGACCGTCCGCAGGGGTGGCAGGAAGTGGTGATGCACTAATGAATCCCAAAGATCTCAAGGATTGGCTTGGCATCCTCGCGCCGGTAATTGTCTGGATTGCAGTAGGAGCCTTCGCGTGGGCTAAGCTGACTGGGAAGGTGAACGGCCTGGGTAGGCGAGTAAAGGTCGTGGAGGATTCGAGAAGTGAAGACAGAGGTCGTATGGACAGGATGGAGCGGGAGCTTGCCGACTACCGCCGGGATGCACAGGATGCAGTGAACCGTCTTGGACGGGTCGAAAGAGCAGTCGAGGATGTCGCTGAGACTGTCAATCAGGGCAACCTCCAGTTAGGGAGTCAACTTCATGGTATCGAGAAGTTGATCCAAGAGAAGGACAGTAAGACCCGTGAGCGGCTTGTTAGGATTGAGACAATCGCTCAAATCGAGAGGAAGTACGGACCCTTCAAGGAGAATGATGACTGATGGACAGCATCGTCAAGTTCCTCCGGCCAATCCTCAGCCGCCTCATCGGCTCATGGGTGGCAGCACTCGCCATGTGGCTTGCTTCTCACTACCACATCATTCTAGATGAGAGCATGCAAGAGCAGCTCATCGCTGGATTCATCATCCTGATCTTCACAGTTGGCCAGACCCTCTACGCAATCATTCACAGGGCAATCGACGTGCACTTCAATCCGAAGGATATCGCAAGCCCAACCCTCGCGGAGAAGACAAAGTAATGGCCGCACTCCAGGAAGTCAATGCGAAGGCGAGCACCGGCAACTACATCTCTCCCTCTGAGAAGGCAGCACTCGCGGCGGCCCTCTGGGGATGGATCGAGCAGCACAAGAATGACAGAGTCTGGACGGTGAAGTTCTGGATCATCAGTAAGACCTTCACCATCGGGGACCTCTATCCGGTGTTCGAGCTTGTCCTCGGACCTGCTCCGCTGAGGATGTAGTGGCTGCATCGACGATAGGTCGTGTCGGCAGGCTGCCAGAGGGATCGAAGGGCCTTGATGCAAATAGGCGCATTTCGATCCAGTCTGCCGACGCCTTCTTCGATAAGGGCTTCAAGTTCGCCATTCGCTACATTCGGCGAGAGAAGGAGCACGACTACGACCTGACGAGAGAGGAAACAGAGGACATCCTCGAAGCCGGCCTCGGCTTGATGGTCGTTCAGCACGTTGATGATGAAGGATGGGAACCGTCAGGGCTGCTCGGCAAGGCTTATGGCCTCGTTGCGGCAGTCGAAGCGTGTTCGGTTGGAATCCTTCGTGGTGTCAACGTCTGGTGTGACCTCGAGGGTGTGAAGAAGAACACACCAGCGATAGATGTCATCGAGTTCTGCAATGGCTGGTATGATGAGGTGATTCGGTACGAGTTTGAGCCTGGTCTCTACGTTGGGGATAGCCCTGGTCTGAGTGCAACTCAGCTCTATCGCTCGTTGAAGTTCCGCTACTACTGGGGCGCCTACAACCAGAACGTGGATCAGATTCCGGCTGTCAGGGGCAACTGCATGAAGCAGCGTGTGGCAAAGAAGGAAGATTTCGTCGACGGCTTCAATAACCAGAATATGGATATTGACTTCATCGGCATTGATCGTCTCGGTGGGACTCCATCTCTTCTTCTCCCGTAGTAATTCAAATTCGCATATCTCATGGCCGACATTCAGTTCATAGGCGATCAAGGCCCAAGGCCTCCTGAGCAGGCGGTCATGGGAGCTGCGGGGATCGAACCTGAGCGCATCAATGATGAGCTTGAGGACAATCCCTACCCCGACCCGATCCTCGAGATTACCGATGAGCAGCGCGAGCGCTTGCTCACCTACCTCGACGATTGGCTTGAGACGCTTGTCACCGCGCAGCAGAACAAGGTCGAAGAGTGGGCTGAGCAGGAAGCAGCCTACCGCGCCGTCTCCCTCGGACCGCAGACGACTCCCTATGTCGGAGCCTGCGGTGATGTTGTGCCTGTCATCGCAATGGCAGTGGATCCTATCCACGCTCGCCTCGATACGGGTATCTTCAAAGCGAAGCCGGTGTTCAAGCTTACCGGCCTCAAGAAGTCCATTCTGAAGTACATCGACGCCCTCGAGCAGTGGATCGAGTACTATCAGAAGCACCGTCTCAAGTTCCGTTCCATCGCCTCACCGCGCATCCTCGAGATGACGAAGCATGGAACGATGATCTACAAGACGGTCTATGAGAGGGAGACCTACAGCATCAAGGGGTACAACGAGAAGTGGGAAGTCGTGGATAAGGATGTCACGACCTTCAGTGGTCCGAAGGTCTACGGCATCAGCATACAGGACCTCCTCTTCCCTCCTGGCTACCAGCACATCAATGACTGCCCGTTCGTTGCCGAGATCATCAGGACATCTTTCGGGCAGCTCAAGATCGCCGAGGAGAGTGGGAAGCTCGAGAACGTTGAGAAGGTTCACGGTCAGGAGACGAATGAGAGGGACGTCCTTCGGAAGGAAAGAGAGGTCAGCGCTAACCACGAGGAAGGCGGCCACTCTGTCACGGATCAGATCGAGATTTACGAGATCTGGTGTGACTTCCCTCTGACCGATCAGATCTACGACACGCCGGATGAAGACGATGTGAAGCGGAAGGGCTATGGTGTGCCAGATCGGCTTGTGGTGACTTACCATGCCCCGACTCGCACCATCATGCAGCTCCGCTACAACTGGTACTTCCATCAGCGGAAGCCGTACACCCTGATTCCTTACCAAGTCACCAATGATTCCCTCTACGGGATCGGCATTGGTGAGATGACGATGTTCTTCCAGCAGGCACAGACGAAGTGGCATCGCATGGCCACTGACAATGCCTACCTGGCGAACATCAGGATGTATGTGGCGAAGAAGGAGAGCGGCATTGAGGAGGTGCCGAAACTCTACACCGGGAGGACGTTCTTTGTCGACAATCCGAAGGAGGACTTCATCCCATTTGCCGCTGCGGAGATATATCCTTCTTCCCTCCAAGAAAGGCAAAACCTCTTCGGGCTCTCGGAGAAGCGTACTGGTGTTAGCGATTACCTTACCGGTCGTGAGTCTCCAATCGTGGGAAGTCGTGCTACGGCTACTTCTACCGTCGCACTTATTCAGGAAGGGACCCGAAGAGTTGAGGAAACGCTGGAAAATGTGAGGAATGGCTATGCTGAAATCATGCAGATGTGTATCTACATCTGGATTCAGTACGGCCTTGATGGGGTAGACGACATCGTGTTCGGAGATGACGACGTTGGGCAGCTCGTCAAGGACTTCTTCGACATGGCGAATAAGGACAATGTCGTAGGGATGATCGCGATTGACCTCAGCGCAACGGATGCTGCGAACAACAAGAGTGTCCAGCAGCAGGTCCAGCTCGCAATCATTCAGACGATGATGCAGTATCTGGATAAGCTCGTTCAGGCTGGTCAGCTCGCGATGGGAGCGGCTCAGCAACAGCCGCAACTCACCGCCCTGATCGGGGAAGTCATGACCGCCGCTCGAAAGATGTTCACCGACCTCCTCTCGAAGTACGACATCCGCAACCCAGAGGACTACCTCCCAGACCTGGAGAAATACCTCACAAATGCCGTTGCCCAAGGACAAGGAGGAGAAGGAACGCCTACTCCTCCACCTACTGGAGTTGAGGGAGCACCCAGCCTTCCAAGCAATAATGGAGCGCCTAGTAACCCTACGGCAGCTTTCGCAGAGAGAGTTGGAGTCAGCGACGGAACCGCCCCAATTCTACCGGCTACAAGGTGATTTACGCTCTTATAGTAAGAGCATCCGTGCCATCGAGGACATCGAGGCAGAACTAAAGAGGGAGTGAAGATGCCAGGCTCAGAAGGAGATCGCGAGTCGCTGTTCGGAGAGTCGATGACGCTGGACGAAATCGAAGCTCAGGGTGGCCCAGGGGGAGAAGGCAATGACGATGATGCTGACGACGACATCCCTGAAGCATACAAGGGAAAGTCGCCGAAGGAAATCATCGCAATCGCTGAACTCGCTCGAACAGGGATGCAGACGGCAGAGGCTGCGCGGGCAGCTGCTGAGTCCGCACGTCAGGCGTTCGAGGCCAATGCTGGCAGCCGTCAGTCTGCTGCTCCGACGGTCGAGGAGCCGAAGGAGCTGACCCGCGAGGAGCTTCAGGAACTCTACGACAAGGACCCTCTCGAGGCAATCGCCAAGATCGAAGAGCAGGCGATGCGGAGGATCGAGGCTCACGTGCAGAGCCGGATCGAGCCCCTCACGGCCGGCACGATGAGTGCGGCAGAGAACTGGGCGAGGGAGGAGTTTCCTGACGAGTTCGAGCTTTTCGAGGGAGACATCAAGAAGCTCATCAACTCTGTTCCGAACAAGTCTGTCTTCACGAGCAAGCAGGGATGGGAAGACGCAGTGGCGTACGTCAGAGGGCAGAAGAACAACTTCGACAAGCTCGTCACACATCGAGCTGAGAAGGTCAACAGGGAGAACGCAAGTCAGGGTCGGGAGAGGGAGAGAAGCAATGCCGGCTTCAATGGCCGCAGCTCGGTCAGGGCGGGAAGCCGAGGGGATGGTGGGTCTGACAGGGACATCGCCAACAAGATGAGCGACGAGCAGCGTCAGGTTGCTCAGCGCTTCATCGACGATGGGGTCTTCAAGAACTTCAAGGAGTACAACAACTGGTACAACAGAGGAGAGGCCTGAGATGGGAATGGAAGAACTCAAGGCGCAGCGTGAAGCGCTGACGCGAGAAGAGGAGAAGTCAGTGCCTGGAGTGCAGATTCGCACACCTCGCGCGCGGTTGCTCGATGCGCGAAGCGTCCAGGAAAAGCACCCTGATAAGCACATCAGGTGGGTGAGCACTCGAGATGACGAGAAGGCGGAAGCCAGGAAGGAAGATGGCTACACCCGCCTCACATCCGAGGAAGGTGGCAAGTCGGTGGGGAAGGAGCTGGCACTCTTCTCCATCCCGAAGAAGGAAGCGGAGGCAAGGATCGCCGCGAACAAGAAGAAGAACGAGGTCCTGCTCAACGCCCACAAGTCCGCGATGGAGAATGAAGCCGAGAGTGCTGCTCGCTTCCTCCGGGACAACAAGGGCATGAGCGTCAGTGCGAAGGAACTTCTCATTTCGGAATAGGAGACTGCGATGCCCAGTTCGTTCCCCATGCAGATCGCCTACGGGCACGACAAGAGCACCGTCGAGGAGTACACTCCTGGCGTCGGTGCGAATGCCTTTGTCGTAGGCGACTTCGTCATCCTCAACGGTGTCGAAGCGAGAGTGGCCGGGGCTGATCCCGCCGCGATTCTCGGAATCAGTGAGGTCAACAGCGCAGATGCTGCGTTGCTCACTCCGAATGGCAAGGTGCCAGTTCGGCAAATCACCTCGGAGACGGTTCTCCAGATGTGCAGCGACACTGATCCGGTGGAAGCAACTCACCTCGGTCAGGTCTACGGCATCGTGAAGGACGGCACGACGGGGTTCTGGAAGGTGGACACGACGGAAGTTGCCAACACTCGTGTCTACGTCGATCGCCTCGATGTCAAGAAGGGCATCTGGTACGTCAAGGTGCTCGCCGCGAACATCGCAACTGACACCATCGCCTCGTAAGGAGACTCACTCATGGTCATGTTCAGAGGCGGATTCAGTCGGACCCTGGCTCCCGGCTTCCGCAAGGTCATCTTCAACTCGTACAAGGAGCGTCCCATCGAAGGGACGAAGTTGGTCAATACCAACACCTCCAAGCGCGCGTATGAGGAGGACTTCGAGATTTCTGGCTTCGGCACCCTCCAGCCCAAGGTCGAGGGTGGTCCCATCATCTACCAGGACGTCGTACCTGGTGCGCCGAAGCGGTACGTCTGGACGACGTTCGCTCTCGGCTTCCGCATCACGCAGGAGATGATGGAAGACGATCTGTACTCCGTCTTCGGCAACCGTATGTCGAAGGCCCTGGGCCGCAGCGCGCGGAACAACCAGGAGATCGTCATGCACTCGGTGTTCAACAACGCTTTCGATACGTCCTTCGTCGGCTTCCGGGCCGGTGAGGCGCTCATCGGAAACCACACTGGACTCCGGGGACTCGTACAGCGGAACGCGCCGGCAACTCCTGCCGACCTGAGCCTCCCAGCTCTCCAGGCCGCTCTCGAGCACTTCCACAATCTTCAGGATGACAGCGGGATTCCCGCAGTGTTCACCCCGAAGACCCTGGTCCACTCGGTCGGTGACTACTGGATCGCCAATCAGATCCTGAAGTCGCAGTTCCTTCCGGGCGGCAACCAGAACGACATCAACCAGGTGGCGCGTGAGAACATCACTCCGCACCTGTCGCACTACCTCACCGACCCTGATGCATGGTTCCTGATCGCAGATCAGACCGACATCAACTACTTCGAGCGCCGTGCCTTCACGGTCTCGAACATGGATGACTTCGAGACGGGAGACGCCAAGTTCAAGGGCACTCGCCGTAACGGAGCGGGGTTCGGAAGCTGGAGAGGCATCTACGGAAGTCAGGGCGTCTGACCTCTCCGTAGGGCTGAAACGAAGACATTCAAATCGGAATACCTATGTTCATCCGTCTGGCTATGGTAGCCTGCTACGGGCCTCATGAAGGACCCTGGCTTCGTGCGCGTGGGAATGAGGTCGGTATTCGAGTGGAGCATCTGGGAGAAGGAGAGTTCGTCAGAGTCGAGTATCAGAATGGGTCGTCTGAAACGTCCTCTTTCTTGATAAACGCCCCTGGCGACTCTCCTGTTCCTGAAAAGTTCAAGAGAATTCGCTTTCGGAAGCTCGGTGGAGTCAAGCCAACAACCGTCGCACTCCTCGTGAATGGCTGACAACCCATATCGGCTCGGAATTAGAGAGTTTTCGGCAGATTTTGCCCAAGACCTCGAGCCGAATGTCTCGCTGACAAGACGGCCAGGGGCATTGACCCTTGACTATCTCACGTGTTTTACTATCGGCCCTCGTGCTCTTGCAGATACAACAGGTGGAGCGGTCGATAGGGCATGGAAAATCCGCTACGACACCCCTACGAAGAGCTTCTACGCGGCGGCTGCTAACGACACGAACACAGATTGGCAGCCTGAAACGTTCCTCTTCACCCATGTAGGGGATCCTTTCGACGAAATTGACGCTGCTTTCGACCAGCAAGCGCACATCGTGGTCGCTGGACAGCGTGCAGGACACGTTTGGATCTACTATTTCAACGGTCTCATCGGAGATTTTGCCTTCGAGGACTTCGGAGCGGGTAGAACGCCGAAGATTCTCCTCGATAACCCCTTCGATGTGTCGAATTCTGACGTTCTCGTCTTCTACATCGACGATGCAGCGAACAAAATCAGGTTTCGGCAGCAGAGAGACCGTTATCAGGTCGTCTACGACACTCCAGCGGCAGGTGATCTTGTAAATAGCTACATTGAGGACGCTATTCGATCAAGAGACTTCCGCATTCACGTCTATTGGAGTACCCGGCATGACCTGACGGGCAAGTACACGCTCGATCACATCGAGACGACGATGTTTCCAGCTCCTATCTGGCCTGAGGACTTCCTCAAGGCGGCAGGGGCTATTGTCGGAGATGGTACGCTAGCTAAAATCCTCATCATCTTCGATGACGACGTAGCAGGAACGTACACTGACGAGCAAGGACCAACTCAGGGAAAGGATGATGCCCTAACGGCTGGTGGATCCTTCGGACCGCCTGGAGAGATTCATGACACACTCATCCAAAATACTCTCTTCGACCATGAGTCAATGTCGGCGGGAGGGAGTATTGCAGGAGGCAGCGGTACACTGGTCATAGTTGGGCCAACCATCCTCACACACACCCTCTTCGATCCAGAAACCCTCAAGGCTGGAGCTTCATTCGGGCCAGGAGGGACACTATTCGTAGCACTGATTCAGCATACACTCTTCGATCACCAAGACCTGAAGGCGGCTGCATCCTTCGGAACAGGGGGAACGTTAGTATGACGGGAAAGCTCGATGCGATGCTTAGAGCCGGAAGGGCCCCTGAAGCCCTCATCCGGAGGTACCTGGAAGGACAGCTGGATGTGCCAAATGCAGTAATAAAAGGCTTCGTGAAGTGGGAGCTTGTTCGGAATGGAAAGGTCATCAGAGATTCAGGCGGATTTCATCCTAACGTCATCACGAACGTAGGGATGGACGCTATTGGGGCCTACAACACTATCGACAACTTAGTCAGTCAAGCAAAAGTCGGAACTGGTTCGGCAGCTCCGGCTGTCACCGACGTCAATCTTCAGACGCCGATAGGAACAGCTGTCGGGCGTTCAGGTGTACTCTCAAACGCGTATACAGCTGGCCCGCCTGATTACTGGGCTCGTCAGCATCAGTACAAGTTTCTTGAAGCCAATGCCAATGGGAATCTGACTGAGTTCGGCACTTTCAATGGCGCACCGATGTTCTCTCGGCAGCTTTTGAAGGACGGCACAGGCACTCCCACGACGATCACGAAGACGAACACCGATCAGCTCTGGATCACCTACGAGATTCGCCTCTATCCCCCAACGGTAGATGTGAATAGTGTAGTGACGATTTCAGGTATCAACTACGACGTCACTACACGACCGATGCAGGTGAACGGCGCATCAGCCTGGGGAGCCTTCATCTGGGCAGGCCTCACGACACAGAGAGCTCAAACGAAGGAGTCGAATGTGTTGCTCTCAAGGACTGCTGTGTCAGACTTCGGTGGTGGCTCACAGGATCAGTCAACCATTACTGATACTCCCTACGTCGCTGGAAGTTACTACATCGAGACGCAGACAGTGTGGGATATCACTAATGCCAACTACCCGTCAGGCATTGGTTGCATCGCTCACTTCTATGGTAGTAATTCGGGCTTCTCAACTTCGTATCAGATGTTCCAGCACGCCTTCGTTACCACGAAGATTCCCAAGACCAACACGAAGAAGTTGACCCTCTTCCTCCGTCGCAGTTGGGGACGCTATCCGTGATTCCAGCTACGGGGTGGCTTACTCATGAGAACAATCAAGGAGCTCTTCCAGCAGGTGGGCTACTGCCTAAAGAGTTTGTTGGGCATTACTTCGAGGGAGGGGATGGAGTCATCATCGGTGCAACTGAACTCGATTTCCTTCAAGTGGCTGTCCTCTTCGTCACCTCCTTCATCCGAGAGCGTTTCGGTTACGGCAAGTCGGCCACTAGTGAGAACTTCGTTCCCATTCTCACGATCGACCTCGTACAGCCAGAGGTCTTTGGAGTTCTACTCCTTGACTCATTCACCCCTCCCGCTATCGCCGCGGAGTTCTTTGAATTTCCAGCGTATACACAAGGAGCTTGCATGGGCGGAGTTCCAGGAACACCTGGGGAGTTCGGAACTTGTCTCGTGAGCACTCCTGTTGATGTGGTAGAGGCTGAGCCGGTAACACCTGCCTTCACGGAGCCATAGATGAATCTCGCAACGATGAGGAATACCCTCAGAACCAAGATCGGCTCGCCAACGGTGACAGATGTCTCGAATGACACCCTCACACGAATCATCAACGCTGCATATCGTGAGGTGGGATCGAAGTATCCCTTCAACGAGACTCGATGCATCAAGGCCTTCGACACGATCATAGGGACGAATCGTTATACGCTACCCATCGACCTCGCTGCACTCTTCAGAGTGTGGGATGATACCAATAAGAGGAAGATCACGAAGCGTGGAATTCGTTACCTCGCGACCGTGCCGAAGGACCTCGCAGATGGCGCTCCGAGGAACTATGTCAGGACGAAGGATTGGATTCAGTTCATTCCGACTCCTGATGCCGTCGTGAGCATCCAAATCTTCTACCTGACAGAGATCGCTGATCTCGTCGCTGATGAGGATGAGCCAGTTCTGCCACTCGCGTGGCATGACGGCCTTATTCTCAAGGCTCGGCACTCATTTTACGACGAGCGTGGAGACATCGGGAAGGCCATCTACGCGAAGTCAGAGTGGAAGGACTGGGTGTCTGATAAGCCCAGCGAGATCGACCAGGAGAAGGACGACCTCGAGGATGCAGGTGTCATTGTCTCATCCCTCGGTGGGGAGCACAGGAGAAGGTTCGGAGGGCGCTACCAGCCCACGAACTACGAGTTCGACCATGACTGCTAGGAGCTGAAATGCCATACACTATTGCGTGGGATGAGACGGTTCCTGACGGTAGCATGGATGCGGACCTTCTCGATGATCGTATGAGGGACAGGATGACAGCTATTCGTGAGAGAATGGCTGATGTTCTGGGAGGCCTGACACTGGCCGAGTTTCAGGCTGATCCTCTCCTCGCCAAGGGAATCAGAGGCGGAGGGGATGCTGATTTCGAGGTCCTCGGTGGGACGGCTACGACCACCATCAAGGGTGCAGATGGTGTGAATGAGGACCTCAAAGTCGATCACGCCACTGGCGATGCGACTGTGAGGAGAGACATCAATGCAGTCGGCGGCTTCCGTCGCTACATTGACGGTTGGGGAGTTACAAACATCGCCGCTGGTGTGGCTGCGACTGAAGTCCCAAGGGCGGCTGGAAGGGCACTCATGCCGAAGCCTGGCTCCGTTCTGGCCCTTGCTGTGGCGCTTGCAGCGGGGCAGGCGAGAGCTGCCGGCACGTTGACAGTCGAAGTCTGGACATCTGTGATCGAGCCAGCGACGGGTGTGAGGACTGACACCCCGACTGGTCTCATTGCAGTCATCGACGCCGCTAACCCTGTCGTTCGAGTCGTCTCTCAGGCGAAGGACCTCGATGCAGTGGCAGCCGGCAATGAGGTCTTTCTCAAGTACGCGACGGATGCAGGTTGGCTGCCTGTGACTGCTGACTTCACGGCCTCCGTGGAAGTGGAGATGTAAATGGCGAGGAAATCGAGGGTATCGCAGAGATGGGACGTCTCAGCCTACGCACCGACTGAGGATGTCCTTCCACGGCCTATCCCCATCGGAGGGCTTGCAGGGATGGATACTCAGTCCCCGCTACCCTCGATGGACCCTGCGAAGTCGCGTCTGGTGAAGAATCTCACAATCAGGTATGGGGCATACAAGACCAGAGACGGCACTGATACGGTAGGGACTATTGCCGGCTCAGAGCTTCTCATGGCGACTGATGTGCTTCTTCCTGACGGAAAGTATTACCTCGTCCGGTGGAGGGTAGATGGAGTTGATGTCCTCATCAACAACGTCTGGACACCGGCAGGTGGGGATGCGTGGGCTGGATCGAAGCTCTCTCCGTTCGCGTTGACAGGTTGGGTTGACAGGCTTCTCTTCACAGCGGGAATGGGGAAGAAGATCTTCGAGCTGACCTTCGACCCACCGATGCTTGCGGAGATTCCCGATTCACCGACAGGGATCATCCATCTTGCCACTTTCAATGGCCGAGTTATGGCCTCGGGAGGTGCCACAGGTGAAGTCGCATGGACAGTCAAGAACGACCATACCGACTGGACGGGCCTCGGAAGTGGATTCGAAGACCTTAGGAGTGCGCCTGGTGGACGACCCGATTCGCAGACAGCAATCGTCCCCATCTCAGACGAACTCGCATACTGCATCAGAAGCCAGTCCATCTGGCAAGTTGGTAATACTGGCGACTTCGACGCTCCTTTCGCTTTCACGAGGCTCTTCACGTACGTAGGGTCGAGGTGGCCACAGACGGTTGTGGCAACTGCTCAGGGTGTCATCTGCATGGGTGATACTGGGCAGGTTTGGTACATTCATAGTGGTGGCTACGAGGATATTGCGACAGATATCCATGACATCACTACGAACATGGAGCAAGGGTTCAAGCGGCTGGCGATGGGAGCGTTTGACCTCAAGAGGAATGAATATCGACTCACGAGGCCAGACATCAATTCGCTCACTGCTCAGGTGGTGTTGAGGTATTCAATTTCGAATAAGGCATGGACCGAGGACGTCTATCCATTCCCTATTCGCTCGATCTCTTACACTCAGTTCGTGAAGAAGCTATCAGTGGACGAGCTGACAGGATCGGTCAATGCTCTCGTTGGGACAGTAGATGACCTCGGAGTGGGAGTCAGAAATCCGGGTGCTGTCTACACAATGCCTGACGATGCAAGATGGGTCGTGAGAGATGACTCACTGAAGAATTCCCTCGCGCTCAGAGATGTCAACTTCGCTGGTGCGCGGGTGGCAAGTGGCTTCCGAATCGAGTCGGGTGATGTGAAGGTTGGCGATCCAATCAAGCGACAGGAGTTTGTTGAGTTGCTTTGCTGGTATGAGGCTGAAGAGGACGTCACCTTGAGCTTTGACTACTCGTATGATGGTGGGCAAGTGTGGGCATTGGCATCTCAGCTCATTGCCCCCGCTACCAACGGTCGTCCAAGGGCGGTGAAGGTTCAGAGGACAGCAGATAGGGCTCATCTTCAGTTCGCAGTCTCGAGTGAGGCCACTCCAGATGTCAAGCTTATTTCCTTCCAGGCTGTCATGAGGGAAGGTGCTCGTACAGTGGATACCTCGCCATGAAGATCGACCAAGCAATCATCGACCCCACTCGTACGTTGAAAGCAGTCGTTCAGGCCCTCCGTAAGCGC